CCCAGCCTAGTCATGAACTGCATTATCTTTTCTTCATTTTTTTTTGCAAACGCTCTGCGATACATATCTGCCTCATATTTGTCTATGCCCAGCACTTCTGATATTCTGTCTATGGCATCGTCCTCGTACACTATCGTGTCACTCATACGTTCCTTGCTCCAGTCATGAAACATGGTTGCCTTCTTACGTCCGGATACTGCGACCGGTCTTATCAATGCTGTGCCAAACACACAGTCCTTAACGCTTTTTGGTTTTATTGCTCTGAACAGTCTCCGCATCGCCGGACTCTCTGCCTGTGTCACTCCCAACACATCTCCTCTGCACAAAAGTTCCGAAGTAGCGGAGTCCTCTTCTGGATAGTCTGTCAGTTTCATTGTAGGATCTATTTCTATGAGTTGTGACAAACCACGATTGGCTAAAATATCCACCTTTAGGTGTTCCAGATCCTCCACTTCGTTTTTGTCTAGTAGTATTTGATTTTCCGCCGTGAACAGGCTTTTTGGTAGTTGTCTTTGAAACATTATTATTCCTCCGCAGTGTTTTGATATGCATCTCTTTTTGCCTTTCAATTTATTCTCAATCCTTTTGGCTTCTTTGGTATCGATGCCTAGTGAATCATATGTGAACCTGCGGGGTAGGTTACCCTTGGCACCCAAACGTTTGGCCGCTTCTCGCCTTGCTGACTTGTCCTTATAGAGCACATAATTGGAAATTCTAGCACTGCGTCCGGGCCACTTCTTGAATATCCTCTGCATAACCTCTGCCTGTCTGTGATGGGGAAAGTCTATGTCCACATCAGGTAGGTCGTCCCTGTTAGGGTTGAGGAATCGTGCCACGGGTATATCCCACTCCACTGGATCCACATCTGTTATGCCCAATAGGTAACAGACCAATGACGAACCAGCCGAACCACGTGTCATGTGTGGTATGTCTCGGGTCATTGCTATAATGTCACATATTTGGATGAAGTAGTCTACGAAACGTAGTCGAAGGATGATTTGAGTTTCCTCGGCGAGCCTTTGCGTGTATTCTTCTGTGCCTGGACATTGCCTAATGAATCTATCGTACAGCCTTGTTATGTCGTTCAGTTCTTTGTCTTTCATTTGCCTATGCTTTTATATTTGCCTGTGTTGCCTTGAGCAAATATATTTATCTGTGTATATTATAGGAAATGTTCTTTTGGTTATTGTTCTTCGTCTGAGTGTAATTCGTTTAATAGTTGTCTCAGTTTGCCGCCTTCCACAGTGGCTTTGACCTTGCCAATTGTGTCACCTTTTGTTGGATCCGGCACATCTGGTCTTGCATCTTTTGGAGTGTCATTACCTGTGACTTTAGATGTTTTTTTAAGATTATCGTAAATTGTACTTCTTTGTTTGTCAAACTGTTTGTATTCCGGATCGTCCGCCAAGTCTCTGATACGCAAACTATCCACATCAAATTCTAAATCCACTTTTTGTCCTACACCAGAACTTGATCTAGTCTTCATGAACTGTATCTGATATCTGCCACGTTCTTTCATTGCTCTGCTTGTGAATATACCTATCACATTGTCTGCTGTCTGTATCTTGGATAGTCCACCTGAGATGTGAGAGTGATCAAATTCTATCTCTTCAACACTGGCTCTGTTCAACTGTGATGCAGTTGCTAACACACACTGTTTCTCAACAACCAAGTTTCTTAATTCCTCAGAAACATATTTGTCCTTAATAAACAAGTCTGCTGGTGATATCCTTTTGCTTTTAGGCATCATGAGATCTAAGTAGTCGATCAGTATACAGTCTATTTTCTTTTTGTTTTTAAGTTCTAGTTCTTTCAAATATGTTCTTACGTCTAACACGTTGCTACCACTAGGCAAGTATTTGATTTGTAGTGTACCCGACTTCTTAGCCAACATCTTCACTTTCATTTCTACATTGTCTATTTCTGGAAATACTTTTTTTGTTGGAATGTTTGTCATCATTGCATCCAACCTCATAGCAGTAAGTTGTTCACTTAATTCGAAAGATATGTAGCAAACGTTCAAACCAGCCTGTGCCCAGTTCACTGCAAGATTCTGCAAGAACAAACTCTTACCTGCGCCTGATCCGCCTGCAAAGATGTTAAGTTCTCCTCGGTTAAATCCACCAAATAGTTTCTTGTCTAAGTTAGCCCAGCCAGTGCTGATCTGTCCGTTGTTTGCCTTGAGTGCCTCTAGTCTTCCCTTTGGATCCTCAAAGTAATCTGTACCAAGATCACGTGTCAGTCCCACGTTGACTGCGTCTTTGACCATGTCCTCAACAGGAGCATAGTCGCCCTTCTCCAGCAAGTCCGCTGATTGAAGTATCGCATGTTCTAGTGCCTTGTGTCTCGAAAAAGTTTCAAATTCATCTAACAGCCAATTGAAGTGGCTCGGATCTAAGTCTTTTGCTGATTTTAATTTGATATCGTGTTTTGCATTTACCTGTTCTACATCCGGCATGACTTTGTACTCGTCCATGTAGTCTTTTACAAACTTTGCAATAGGTTGTAGTTTACGATCAAACGATTCAGGTTTGAATATATTCTGTGCTCTTGCAAACGACTCTGCGTCTGCTAATAGCATTTCTATATAAAGTTTCTGTACATCAAATGTGTATTCAGCCATACATCTTTCTCTTTAAATCTATTTTCAGTTTGCTTCTTTCTGTTGTCTTTAATATTGATTGTATAGTAAACAGCCTACCATATTTTAACACAGCATCCGCCACATCGCCAACCGTTTTATCCCATTCTGGAAATGCAACGCTCCATCCAAATTCTATTGCTTGGTTAATCAGTTTCTCTCCTGGAGCATCTCTATCTGGCACAACAATTACTTGTCTACCCAACGCATCTATCAACTCTCTTTGTGTTTCATTTATCTCTGATCCTAGTATGCTTACACCAGAAACGGTTATCGCATCAAATGGACCTTCTGTGACTATAACAAACTTCCTTGTCCAATCTTGTGCGTCCATGTTGAATACATATCCTGGTTGTACGTCTGTGTAGTATTTCACTTTGTCGGATTGCTCAAACATTCTTCCTGTAAAGCCAACAACGTCACCACGCCAATAAAATGGAATCAATAGTCTTTTATCAACGTCCCAGTGCTTGTCAGATGAGTACATGAAGTCATACCAGTCTGCACCTATGCCTCTTCCTGCTAGATAGTTTAGTAGATTATCAATTTTGTTCTGTTGTTCTGTTGTCATTGTTCCTACTGTGTACTCTTCCAACCATTCGCCAAGTGACCTTGTGTGTCTCGGCAATTCTTTTTTCTTGAATGTTACAAATTTTTTCTTTTGGTATTTGACATCACCTTCTTCTTCACGCATTGCCTCTATTGCTAATTTACGTATTGTGTCATCGGGTATTCCAATATATCCCATGAACTGTCTCATCTTGTAGGCTAATTTACGTCCAATCACATAACTTGCTTTGAATCCGCAGTTGAAACAGTGATAACTTACTGTGCCATCAGCACTTGTCATTAGGCCACCACGTTTCTTTTTGTCTGCTGTTTCACCGTTGTGTACACAACACGGTGCGTTGAAACTTATCCAACCACTTGGAGTTTTTTTCCTACCCGCAGGCAGACTAGTCAGAATTGTATTCTGTATCAGGTTCATATCCTACTATTTTACTGTCTATAAAGGATTTTGTCAATCTTTCCAGTGTTGTCTGGATCATTGTCCCAACTGAATCTTACAGAATGGTAAACACCTGTGAAATTTAATGTGCTTGGTGTAGAGGCACTTGATAGGGTTGTTTCGGTAATTTTAAAGAAGTCTGCATCCTGCGGACTTGATGCCATTGTTCCTTGCACAATCAATTTACCAGAAAAACTCTGTGGATAGATAGCAATGGTGTGTAAGGCATCGTTATTGTTGATTCCTGGTCTACCATCTATTGCACTTGAAGTTTTTGATAAAGGACCTCCAATACCTGTGAAACTTGATATTTCTGTACTTGCAACAAACTCAGGATATGCTCCATCTAAAATCTCTATGCTACCTGCAGATGCGTAACCTGTGTCTGCATAAGTGACTTCTCTGCTACCATCTGACTTGACTTCACGCACTGCAAAGTTGTAAAATTTTGCATGTAGTGGTAATAAGTCGCCTTCTGTGATCGTGCAACTAGCATCACCCTTTGTGCTCACAGTAGATCCATCATCTAATACAGTGAGTGTTTTGGTGATTACGGCTTTTTTGGACTCCGTATCGATCATATTAAATTCATATGTTTTAGATGTGATATCTTGGGCCTTTTGATCCTCGTTTTTAAACGTGAATGTAAGGGGGTTATTCACCCCTCTGTGTATGGTCAATCGTCTATCGTACACTTCTGAGTTCCTTCCATGATAACCATTTACGTAGGCAATTACCAACTGTGATAGTAAATACCTTGATACTGTTTGCATAATACATATTTAACAGTATTTATAGATAGAGCATGAACGAGATTTTTAACACTTTGAGGGACAAGTTCCCATTTTTGAGCCTTATAAGAAAGGGTGATCTTGAGTTTGTGGGTATTGTGCAAAACGAGGACGCAGATGTGATCAGTTTCTATGATTATGGCAGACTAATGATGCCTCAGGATAAGATGCGATATTTAAAATGTGGTGAAACATGGTGGCACGAGTCCAACAGAAAATTGCCAATCAACATTTTCTTAAAAGGTGAGTTCAAATATTTTCGACACACTCTAGTAACTTTAAACTCTAAAAATATTGAAATAGTACATGGGCCTACTGTGAAACTCTCTGAAATTTCTAAAAAGAGGGTGAAAAGGCGAACAATACAGTTAGTTAGACGTCCGGTCTAATCTTTTTTCTTTTCAGGAAGTATAGCACCAGTTGTAAGATAGTGTTGTGTTAAGGGACTATCTGGCTGATAACCATATGGATCCTTTTTAGAAGAGGTAGATTTTTTAGTGCGTCTTTTTGTGATTTTTTTCTTAGTCTTTTGATAGTGCATCAAAACTATATTTATCACGCATCATTAAATTCATCTGTACGACAATGGCCTGTGCGTATGCAACTGCGTGTGACTTTTTGAAAAAGTATGATCCATCGGTTGGACGTACCCACACTTCTGACATTATATCTTTCCAGTCCTTGTGCATTAGATGTCTTTTAGCAGGTCTAATTATTGCCAATACAGCCGCAAGTTGTTCAATTGTCTTTGGTTCTAAAGTAGATACAATTCTAAAATGGCCATTCAGATGAAATAGTTTTTCGACTATTTTTGGATCCTTTAACATATCCCAGTCCGGTTCCTGTATCATTAGTTCAACTAGTTCTTGTTCCGATTTCACTTCTTTGTATATGTTGACATTCAACATGTCTATCTTGAAGTAACCTCTGTCTTCTGCTTTCTTGTAGTCCAGTGAACTATGACCCGTCACTGGATGTTCTGGAACAGCATGAAAGTATACTCCAGTCTTGTGTTTTTCATTTTTGTCTTCTCTTACTATTGTGGCTGGCGTGTGTTTAAAAAGTTTTAAAACACCGTCTCTGTCATAGAAGTCTATGTCTACATCAGGCATTAGTGTACACTCCCTTTGTTCTTTTCATTATATTTTATAAATTTTTCTTTGCTTCCTGGATCCAATACATCAATCACATCCAATAGTTTTCTGTAACCTTCTGTACTTAGGTACTTTTTATTCATGTCAGGCACTATCACTCTCCCTATCGATCCATCTTCTTTGATCACCACAGCACAATCGCCTTCTTCAAATTTAATGTCATCACTTATTTCTAAATCTATTTTAGACAATTTTAGCCTCTTTTGCTGTGTCCTGTACAAGCATGTGATCAGCAGGATAACTTTTAATTTTGCTTGGCCAAAAACTTGGGTTTATAAATCTTTCTATCATTTGTAATTGTTCGTCGTTAAATGATTTTAACATCCTTTTGCCTGCGTTGCAACCTAGCAACAACCACGGACTTATCTTTCCCTGCTGTATGTGTTGAACTGCCCTGTTGGTGTTAACAAGTCTGAAGTAATCTGACCATTGTGCATTTTGTTCTGTTGCCCAATCCATCATTGTGGCTATGCTTCTTTGCAGTGCCGCCTCAACAGGTTCAGTCTTGACTGCCTCTATAAGATAGGTTTCATACAGATCATCTCTTGCCCAATGATCTAGTTTTATTTTTGACCGCAGAACAAATTCAATATATTTTTCTGGGTACAAAGGATTGATATGCATGATGTATCTTCCAAACTTGACAAAAGCATTGTAGTATGCACTTTTTACAAATTCGTCATAAGTCTTTGGTTTTGAATTGTGTTGATGTATCTGATAGAACCGTTGGAACACCATAAAAGCATTTACTACCCATTTCTCATCTCTTTGCAGATATCTACGTTTAGGTTCACAGAGGTGTACTTGCAACGTTCTCTCTTTTGCAAAAGTTTTGCCACAGTATGTACATTTATTTGTCGATGCCATGTGCTTCGAATAACTCCTCTAGTTCTTTATCTGTAATAACTTTATCCAACGTTTCTAGATCAGATTCTTTCCATGTAGGATAAATCTGTTGTAATTTTTTTAAAGTTTTGTTAGGTACCCTTTTCATGGGTTTGATCCATGGATGAAACTGTTGTTGTAATGTGCCACACATTGCCGTCAGAATCCATAATAATTTTTTATGTTTTGAACCTAGCGAGAAGCAGTGTTTGTTTACACATTCATTGACCATTTCCACATAGTGTTCTACAAAGAAAGGGTCCTTTGATGAACAACTTGCTACATATCTCATCAGCATGTATGGAGAATATAATGATTTTTCCTTATCATCTATACGGTCAAAGTAGTCTTTGTTTCTGAAGTCAACGGCTTTCAGTCCATTCCTTAAATCAAAAAATTTTCTATTTTTTTCTGCCGGCATATTTTAATCCAAACATTGTGCAGTCTTTTGCTGTAACAAATGTTAATTTTATTTTACTATTCATGTGTTGTAAACCCGAAAGTTTATCATTAAGTTTTGCTTTAGATAGCCAATCAAAAAAATTCATTGT